TAGGGAACCGATCACCCCCTAACTCCATTTTTCCAAATCACCATACGAAAAATGACCGCAGACGCTACTACCCATCTACGGAGAATGACTAGCCCGAGAAATCTATTACTACTCGGAGCTGGTTGTTGCATAAGCCTTCTGTTCGCAGGTTATGTGGCGCGGCCTTCCACCCGGCGCGCTATTGCAACTAAAATATTATCGCAGACGAACCACAAAAGAAAAACGAAAAACTCTCGGAAATTCCGTGAAGACTTCCTAAATTCTGGCCTTTTAATCCCCACTGGAGCTAACATAGACCCACTTGGCTCAGCACTTCTTGACGTTATAATCAGGACTGCTGGCCATAAGAGATTCGACGTTGAACCGTCTGAGTCCGACAACCCAATGGAGAAAAACTGGCAGAACGTTGGTGAGAAATTACCACCGGTCAAAATGACTATAGGAAAGAAACACGTGAAAACCTTTGTTGACGTTGATCACAACTTGGACATGGAGTCACACCTTGCACGTGACTTCGTCCCACATTTACTCTTGACCAGAGTCCCTAAAGACGCTGGTGGAACCGATGAGGACGGAATTTACTACTTCCAACCGAACGGCATGCTCCATGAGCGCTCCACCGATGGCGAAGTCAAAATCAGACACCTATGGGATTGGACTATGGACAGAGTAACAGCAACTACCTTTTGGACTACTAATGTATATAAGGTTGACCGGATCACGATGGGAGATAAATTCCAACTCGTGCTGTTAACCCCCGAGCAGTCCTGGAAAGGCGTCAAGGCCTGGCTAGCCAGATTTTATCTCGGCTATAGCCCTACGGCCCGTTGGAACCCTGTTGTTGAGGATTTGGTAAAGCTATACATCCTTGGCCCAACGCAACGCATTTCCTTAGGTCGTGTCAATTCGCCGACACACGTCAACATGGGTATCACTCAATATGATACTTTGAGACGAGTTGCTGAGCTAAGCAAACTCCCAATCACCATACCAACCGTAAGATCGTATGACGTTGATAAGGATGATGCTCCGCTAGTGACAGCCGCATTGAGAATGGAAACCGGCAACAAGAAGACCTACATCCTCAATGCTTCACAGAGTGTAAGGACATATCAGTATAATCCCTCAGAGTACGATCCTGAGGCGAAACCGGCACTGACGCCCTATATGTCCCCAATCTATGATGGAGCTTACTCTCCGGCGAAATGCGTAAGTAATGATCAACAAGCAGCAACGGCCCGTGTAGAAGATCTACAGGCTACCTTGTCTGATGAGCCAATGACAGCTCGCGACTTGGAACACCTCGACGATTTTCTGACGGAATTCCCGAGTGGTAAATCACCAGTGGACTTCGACGAAGTTTACGCGACGCAGGATCGTCCGACACAACGGAGAATTCTTGACCAAGCAGCCATCACTGGCAATGCGAAGGAAGGAATCATCCAGTCGTTCGTGAAAGCTGAAGCGTATGGCCTAGTTAATGACCCGCGCATGATCTCAACGATCAATGGAAAAGACAAACTTGATTACTCATGCTATCAGTACACCTTATCGAAGATGTTAAAACTCTACGACTGGTATGCTTTTGGCAAGAAACCGCGAGAAGTAGCGGAACGAGTTGCATTCCTAGCGCAAAAATCAGTCAATTTAGCAATGACAGACTATTCCCGATACGACGGAACGATATCGAAAAAGATGCGTGCCTTTGAGATCCTCTTCATGACCCATGTGTTTCACGACATATATCATGAGGAGTTGATCCGGCTGCATTCGGCACAGTACGGGAATAAGTGTTGGACGACCTTTGGAGTGAAATATAACCAAGGTTATTCACGAGCATCTGGCTCACCTGAGACTTCGGGTCTCAATTCGGTGGACAATGCTTTTGTAGCTTATTGCGCCTATCGCAACACCATAATAAACGGTAGATACTACACCCACCGCGAGGCATTTGATGCACTCGGTCTATACGGTGGGGATGATGGCCTGTCACCTAATGTTGACGGGCCGGTGCACGCGAAAACGGCAGCAGACTGGAACCTCAAGATGAAGGTTGACGTCATTCAATACGGCCAAATTGGTGTCACATTCCTTTCAAGATTATATTCGAAGAAGGTTTGGTACGGGGATTGCAACTCGTGCTGTGACATCAAACGCCAATGTGCGAAGATCCACACAACAGTGAATTTACCACAGACTGTCCTTCCAACCACACGCCTGGTTGAGAAGATGAGGAGCTATTACCTAAGTGATAGGAATACTCCGATCATCGGCCCACTTGCCACTGCAGTAGTGGAAGCTTCAGATTGTACAGACCCTGAAGCGTGGGCAGAAGAGGATTTGTTGAGACTACGGCGGTGGTCAACGAAAGTCCCTGTTGAGGACCAATATCCTAATGAAAACGATGATGACTGGATGGATGAAATTGTGATACAGCAATTCGGTGCCATGCCCGCAGAACAGTATGTAAAGTTCTTCGAAGTTAAACACACTTTGGAGGAATTTCTGCGAGTGCCACTGGCCTATGAGCCAGAACCTATCGAACTCAAGAACGACACCCCTGTCGTTGTTGGGGATGAAGTTAAAGGAAAAGAACCTTTAGAGTCAGAGAAACTCAAGGTCATTCCTGCACCACCACCAAGCAGTACTGAGTCCGGATCGAAGAGAGGAACTTCCGACCCGAAGAAGAAGCGTACCAGAAGGAAACGCCCCGACGTCAAGAACCGAAAAACGACGCCGACAACTACCGCATGGAAGCGGAGAGTGGAAGGAGATCCACCAAAACAGGAGCGAGCTGTAGCGCCTGGGATGGTGGAGGTGATCTCCTCTTAATTAGGATACTCGTCTTTCGGTGGTAGACGTTAAAGAACCATCCTCCAGGCCACGAGGAGTGGCCTGACCAGCTCAAGTCAATAACACTAAACTGAGCCTGACTGCTTTAAATAGCAGTAGATGTCCTTTTGCACACTTAGGTGTGCTGAGTTGCAATACACAAGTGCTATCCCCACCTCTGAGTATTAATCAACCCGTAATTGGAATACTATGTCAGCGAGACGCCAGACCACGAAGTACCAACGTGGCTCGCATGGGGTCCCCAACTTAACCCGCCAAAACGGTGCCAACTCTCGGCTTAATACTTCCGTACTAAGAGTGAATGCTCGGAATGTCAACAGACTGCACGGCGGGCGAACATGTTAACGTGTTGGGGATGTACAGTCGGCGGAAGCAACCGCGTATCCCATACAAATGCAAAGAAACAATAAAAGAAATGGTCCCGCTCGTCGCCAACCGTCTAGACGAGCAAGCAACAATGAAACATCTGCCCCGATTGCTCGCAATCGGAGTTCGAACCAAGGCGCAGTTAAAAGAACAAATTACAATGAAAAAGAACGGATTACCACCGTTGCCGGTTCTGTGTCTTACTCGGTGTCGAATTCAGTCCGCATAAATCCCGGACTTTCCGCATCTTTCCCATGGCTCAGTGGCCATGCGGCACTCTATGAGAGATACCACTTTAAGAAGTTGATTTTTAGGTATAAAAATCTGAAGGGTACAACTTCGGCTGGTAACGTCATCATGTCTTTCGACTATGACGCACTAGATGCCGCTCCAACCACCGCTGTTGAACAGTGTCAATCCACCTGGTGGATCGATGGAGCACCATGGAGAATGTTCGAACTCAAGGTCCCAGTAAATCATCTCCCTCCACTCTACACCCGTACGAGTTTGGTGGGCGGCTCAGACCTCAAAACCTACGACATCGGACAGCTTTTTGTAGCAACAGAAGGCTGTGCCGATAGCTCAGATCACGGCTACTTAGAAGTAGAGTACGAATGCGAACTCATGGATAAGCAAGTCGGAGGTTCAGGATCCTCATCAGTTCCTTCAGTCTATGCCGCCAATCTTTCATCAGCACAGGTTATCAGCACCACCACAGCAGTCCTCGACTTCGATGAAGAAGTAGCGAATGGACTGAGTGTCACAAATTCAAGTGGCACATATACATTACCATCGGGCAACTACATGGTTTGGTATAATTGGTGCACAACAGTTTCTGGTGCCGGAACTGTTGAAATCCTGGTTGATGGAGTTGCACAAAGTCCCCCAGTACTCTATGTTACGACTTATAACGACGCATCTGTTTGCTGTTACTTTACACTAGCAGCTTCTGGCACAGTCGCTTTTCAAGCAACCACCTCTGGAGCAACAAGTTTTACTGCCGATAAAACTCGGATGCTTCTCCAACGCTTATAAAAACCATCTTGACCTGGGAGGTCTTTAAACTCAACCTGGACAAGCTACCGTCCACGAACAATTAGCAATAGTTCTCCAATCTAGGACAAAATGGAACAGCCGTGACCGGGGCATTGGTCACGTAACTAAATCAACG